GGATAACTTCCCTGACTCAACCTATCAATACAATGAGCCATTATACCTGACAAACGATACTGTCGAGGTCGATGTCTCTGTAACGGTAGGCGGCAACACTCACCAGATGTGGCTCCCGGTAATGGATAATAGAAACAAATCTATTGCTAATCCGACTAGCCGAGACGTATCTGACGCTAGAATGCGCTGCCTGGTTAAATGTATTGCAGTCCACGGGCTTGGATTGTACATCTATAGCGGATCTGATTTGCCTGAGGCAGTTAAAAACGCTGTTATTGATGGCGCTCAGCTATCTACGCTAATTGACCTGCTTGATTCTACTGGGGCAGATATACCAGCGTTCTGTAAGCACTTTAAGATTGAGCGCACAGATCAACTGCTGGCTAGTCACTTTGATCGCGCAGTAGCTGCACTAAACGCTAAGGCTAAAAAATGATTATTTTGGATCATGAGCAAGGAACTGACGAGTGGTTTGCTGCAAGGCTGGGTAAACCCTCTGCAAGTGCCTTCTCTAGGCTTATAACGGTATCAGGCAAGCCTTCTAGCTCTGCGTCCAAGTACATTGATGAGTTGGCAGGAGAGCGCCTTACAGGCGAATCTGAGCCGTTTTACAGCAACTCACATATGGCTCGTGGAACTGAGCTTGAGCCTGAAGCAAGAGATCATTACGAGTTTGTAACTGGCAACAGCGTTAAGGAGTACGGATTTATCCTAGATGACAGCCAGGAATTTGGATGTTCACCTGACGGTATTATTCAAGAGGGAGGCTTGGAGATAAAATGTCCTGCAGCGTCTACTATGGTTAAATACCAAAGAGATCCGCAGGAGCTAGTGAAAGCCTATTATCAGCAAATACAGGGTTGCATCTGGATTACTGACAGTAAGTGGTGGGATGCGTTCGCTTATCACCCTAATATGTCTCACGTTTTAATAAGAGTCGAGCGCAATGAAGATTTTATAACCAAGTTGGCGGAAGAAGTTGATGCCGCTATTATTAGCATTAAAAACCATGTGGAGAAGTACAAATGAGCATAAGCGTAACCGGTAAGTTAAACAAAGCAGCCAACCAATTCCAGGCTGGTGAAAGCAAAGGGTTTGGGATTAGACTAGGCGTTAAATTCTACAACCGCGCAACAAAGGCGCAAGAGTGGACTAATTACGAGGCGGTGATATTCGCTAAGGCTGGCGCCCAGTCGGAATTCTATGAAAACTCGCTAGTAGAGGGTTCTATCATTGAGGTTAGCGGATCTGGGTGTCAGATAATGACGTTTAACGGTAACAACGGTCCTATTAACAGCATTGCTATCCTGGACGCTAAATTAGGGTTTGTTGGCAGTAGTTCGGCACCGGCGCCAAAGGCGCAAGCACCTGCGGCTATGACAATCGAGGAAATGGACGAAGACCTTCCGTTTTAACTAAAAAGCCCCCTAGGCAATAATGCTTTCGGGGGCAACCATAGGAGGGCAGAGAGTCAAACCTCTGCCAGCCAAGAATAACACAGGACATTGATATGACCAACGCAGGGAAATGCCTTCAAATCGCTCAACAGCTTAACCACATCAGCAGCAGTAAGTTAGCTGAACTAATGAATGTAAGCCGTCAGAGAGTGTTTCAGTGGCGCAAGCAGCACAATATGAAGCTGCACACTGTACAAGGATTATGTGAGATATTTGACTTAACTTTAGATCAATTTTGCGGACTTTGTGAGGAATAAAATAAAACCCCCATTGCGGGGGCTTTACTTATAACCCGGTATCGGATTATACTTGTTGTGCGAAGAACAAGAACGGTGATTATAACGATAGTGTCCTATATCGTCCAGTAAGACCTCCCTTCTTTTTTTTGCAAACAATGTTTGGGCTAGAGCAGTCATGAATTGACATGACCCTTCGGGTGGCGAATTCCTTAAATAATGCCATAGACGCGGTTGACCCTCCGCACATAGCCTCACAGTTAAATCGGTTTTTATCTGTGAATAGTTTGGAAATACGATACATTCATTGTTTAACCGCAGAGCTGCTTTGGCCCTTTGATCTTAAATTTACTTGCTTTTGCCCGTAAAAGGGTTAAATCATCTTTAAATAAATACTTTTTGTAAACACGTTGGTAAAACATGTATATATAAAAATAAACTTACATTTTTCTGCAAGGTGAGGCTTGCCGAACCATTAGGAGATAAACGCATGAACGGTAAAGGTAGTAAGCAGCGGCCAACAAATAAGGCTGCATTTGATTCAAACTTTGATAACATCTTCGGTAAGAAAGATAAGCCAAAGGTAAAAGAAATTAAAAAAGCGGAGAAAAAAGATGAACGGAAAGTGGACGAGTGAGAACTTTGAGGCGCACCATAAGGCTAACCCGGCTGTTTACGAGATGTTTTGCAGGTTTGCTCTACAGGTAGCGGTAAGGCGTAAGCATTATTCAGCCAAGAACATATTTCATCGTATTCGGTGGGAGACAATGATCCAGGAGGATGAAGGGGTGTTTAAGATAGATGACGGCTGGATTAGCCACTACGCAAGAAAGTTTGCTGCAGACCACCCTGAGCATAATAATTTGTTTGCCTTTAGGTCCAGGAAAGAAAGCTATCATGGGGGTGAGCAATGAAGTTAAGGTCAGGTAAAGATTGGCATCCCACTGAAGAGGCTATTCAAGAGTGGAAGGGCGCTTACAAAAACGTAGATGTTGAGCAGGAACTAAAGAAGATGGCTGTTTGGTGTGAGGCTAATCCATTAAAAAGGAAAACGCCTTCTGGGGCCATGAAGTTTTGTGTTAGTTGGTTAGGTCGCTCTCAAGAGCAAGGCGGATCATCTGGTAGTCCTGCTAACTACAAAAAACACGGAGGAGATAGGTTGAGGGACAAAACATTAGAAATGCAATTGGGTGATGTGACTTGGATTGTTGACCCTCAAGAGTTAATGCAGTTTAAGCAGTATTTATTAAATGCTCGCGGCTATTACTATGATGGAGAAATTCGATATGAATGATCGGCAGCGGGGAGCAGGTAAGGCGCCAGCTATGTATAAATTTGTCGGAACTCACGACCGATTAATAACTGGCGCCATGTACAGCTTGAGAGAGGTGGCCCTGATTGTTGATATCAGCAAGAAGACCATGTACTCCAGAATGCGCGGCAGGACTGATATTGATGATAAGCAAGTAGATGTTGTCCAGGACGCCTTCGGTGGTTGCAACAAACCGAGAGAAGGCTTATATGACAGGCTTGAAGATAGCTGCATGAAGTTATCCGGGCAATGGCTTAAAAAAGATATTAGGGGCATAAACAATGGGGAAAAGTAACGAGCCAAGGGAGGTTGTTTTTCAAGGCGATCACCCGGCATTTGTAAGCGGCAAAAAATACACCTACAAGGCTTATTCTGATGGAACGGCCAAAATCGGCAAGAGAGTTGCGGCGTCAACAATGAAAGGCAGGCTGGCAGGTAAAATGATTTGCACTCCGAGGCATGTTGCCCCAGTAGGTAAGTGCAGGTTAACGGCCAGAAAAGACCAGAAGGTAGCGGTCCGGGCAGCGCACCAGCCGGTATTGCTTGCTGGAGATATGTTAAGTGATAAATGGCTAAGGAGAAAATTATGATACAAGGCGATCGCATTCAAATTGATTCAGTGACAGAGATTGGCGCCAAAATAGGACACCTAGTTGATCGGCTAAACAAATGGGATTATTCCAAGCCTGCATACATCAAGGTCCTAAAAGGCACTAGGTCTCTTAACCAAAATGATTTATTCCACAAGTGGTGTAGAGAAATGTCAAGCGAGTGGAGTAATTCAATCCCTAATGCTACCCCAGAAGGCGTTAAGTGGATGATGAAGTTTAAGTTTCTGGGTACTGAAGACATCGAGGTAGGTAAAACCATTATTAAGGATCAGGTAAAAAGCACAGCTACACTAGACGTTGGTGAATTTGTGTTCTTTATGGATCAGGTATATGCTTTCGCTGCCGATAAAAATTTACATTTGACCCTACCGGCAAACAATCAATATTCGGCCTTAAAAGCGGCTCAGGAGCAGTAGGATGGCTAAGATAGACGCAAGCGTGTTGTTAGAATTTGCCAATACAGACCGTCAGACAGAAGTATGTAAGGCTGTAATAGCTTTAGGGTCCAACAATAAGGCTGCAGATGCTTTAGGCGTCAATCGCAGAACTATTGATAAGGTAATGCAGCGGCTTGAAAGATTTGCTGCATCCAAAGCTGTTGCCCCACATAAGAGTGTTAACCGGGAGACAATGGAAGGATTTGATGCTAAGCGTGTATCTACCGCCTATAAGGAAGACGGGTCAATAGCCCTGCAGTGGGTTATCCAGGAGCCTCAAAAGCGGAATATGCAGCAAAAGATTGATGCTTTGATCGAAGGCATGACTGATGACCTGGCAGGGTTTAAATGCCCTGTTGCGCAACCTGCAACACTAGACGAAGATTACCTAGCGATGTATATGATTGGCGACCACCATTTTGGCATGCTGGCTGATAGCGAGACCAAGATTGATGACGATGACTGGGACGTTAAAATAGCAACTCAGATATTGATTGATGCTACTGACAGGTTGGCCAACAGGGTTGGAGATGCTCACACTGGTGTATTGCTCAATGTTGGCGACTTTTTCCATGCCGACAGCAGCGCAAATACTACCACTAAAGGAACGCCAGTCGATGTTGATACGCGCATAGGTAAGACCTTTAAGTTGGCTGGCAGGCTCTTTCAGGTTCTTATAGACAAGATGCTTGAGGTGCATAGCGAAGTAGTAGTAATAAACGTCAGGGGTAACCATGATTCTGACATGGCTTGCCATCTATCTAGCTGTCTTGAGCTTTTGTATAGCCAGGACGTACGGGTTAACGTACTGCCAAACTACTCAAAGTTTATTCACTACCAGTGGCACAATAACCTGTTTGTCTTTCATCACGGCGACCGCATGAAGCACGAGCAGATACTGCAGACCGTTATTAAAAACCTAGATGACGAGTGGAGTCAGTCCAAGAATAGATACTGTCACCTTGGTCATATTCATCACCATACGGCCAGGGAAGTAGGTTCTATGCATTTTGAGCATTGGGGAAGCCTCACTGCTACAGATCAGTGGCATTCAGACTCAGGGTACGGTGCAGAGCGTTCTATGACCGCAGTGGTGTATCATAAGAAAAATGGTGAAGATTCAAGAGTTAAAATCAAAGTAGAGGTGTGATATGGGTGACGTCATTGAATTACGACAGGGCAGCGTGTCTGCTAAAAAGCAGTTTTGCGAATGCGGTAACAGTTTGGAATATTGGCTTGGGTCTGATAATTGTGGGTATGGTCTGTGTTCTGTATGTAACCTTAACAATCCAAGTGAAATTAAAATCATGGAATTTGAAGGAGAAGAGTAATGATAAAGCCAAGAGACAATCAAAAAGCCTGGGCGAAATTGCGTAAAGAACACCCAGCAATAGATACTGAAGGCAAAGCAATTGAAATTGATGATCCTCAGTTTGATCGAATTATCGACCAATTGTTTAACATTGTTACAGAAAATGATTTTGATGTTGAAGAGTCTGACCCGGTTAACAGCCCAGATCATTATGCAAGCGGTGGCATCGAGTGTATTGACGCAATAGAAGAATCTATGGCTTCCTATGCGTTTCATGGTTACCTAAAAGGCAACTGCCA